CGAACTTGGTCCAGAAGAGATGTTAGAAGATAATTCAAACACAATTGAAGGTGATGTAGAGTGGGAATTTACTGGAGATGATGGAGAACTATCTCCGGGTGGAGTAACTTATACAGCTCAAATTGATCCAGAATCAAAAACTGTAACAGTTGATCCTAAGTCAGTTAAAGGTTATGTAGACGACGAAAACAATCCAGGTAGAATAAATTCACATGATTTTGATGATGGACCTAAGGCATGGCCACTTGAAGCTGACTTTGAAGAGATAATGCAACGGGCATCTGAAGATGCTAATGATAAAGTACAAGGTAATAGTACCGACGAAGAAATGGATCCACAAGCATTTGATCCAATATCAGCATATGAAAAAGCTATTTCTTATATTGTTGGTGAAGCTGAGAATTCAATATTAGACGGCGACGAAGAAACTAAAAATCAAGCAATTAGTAAAATTAACGAATTAGTAGCTGATCATTTTCCAGCAGGTGTTAATGGTGCGAATGCTATTTCAAGTTTAGCAGGAGTTATTGATGATCCAAAACTACAAGAAATGTTCCGTAAAATTGGACAAAAAGACTCCGACATTAACGTAACACCACTTGTAATGAAATGGATAGAAGCTAAGGCTCCAGAAGTTATGGACCAAATACAATTAGGTAGACCAGACGATGCAGATCATACAGCAGATACAGAAGTACCTGCAGAAGTACCTGCAGAAGTACCTGCAGAGGCGGCACCACTCGGACATCCAGATAAGGGACAAAACTTTGATCCTGAAATAATTAAAAAGATGTTAAAACAAAAAGGCAAGGACGGGAAAGACGATAAAGGCGACAAAAGAAAACCATCGGAAAGACTAGAAGAACTAATCAAAAGTTATTATGATTATACTACTAACAAATTTCCAAAAGGCGAAACGGCAGTTTTAACTTCCGTAGAAAAAGAATTTGGTGAGAAGAGTTTACCATTTGCAGAAAAGATGATTACAAAATTGTTTCATAACCAAGACGACGAAATGTCTCGTGTAAAACAATTGGCTGGTATCCCCCAGTAAATCCACTTTTTCGGCAAATAAGAACTTGACTTACTAAGTAGAACGTAGTATAATGTTTAACATGTGCTACTATTATTAATAAGGCAAATAAGAACTTGACTTACTAAGTAAAAGATAGTATCATGTAACATGTGCTACTATTAACAAGGCACAAGCAACGAAGGCTTAACAACAACTCAAGGAGGCTATAATTATGGCAACACTAGCAGAAATTCGTGCAAAACTAAAAGAACAAGAAACTCGCTCTTCAGGCGGGTCAAGCGGCGGCGACAACGCAATTTACCCATTTTGGAATTTAAAAGAAGGTGAGTCGGCAACGATTCGTTTCTTACCAGACGGAGATGAAGATAATACTTTTTTCTGGAAAGAACGATTGATGATCAAACTACCTTTTGCAGGAGTTTCGAATCAGTCTGATTCGCGACCTATACAAGTGCAAGTTCCATGTATGGAAATGTATGGCGAAACTTGTCCTGTACTTTCAGAAGTACGTGGTTGGTTCAAAGATAAAAACCTAGAAGATATGGGACGTAAGTATTGGAAGAAACGTTCATATGTATTCCAGGGCTTTGTAACTGATAACCCTCTTAGCGAGGATACCACTCCAACAAATCCAATTAGACGTTTTATTATTGGACCTCAAATTTTCCAAATCATAAAGGGTGCATTAATGGATCCTGACATGCAAGAAATGCCAACCGACTATACAGCAGGTGTAGACTTTAGAATTTCTAAAACTTCTAAAGGTGGTTATGCAGACTATTCAACTTCAACTTGGGCACGTAGAGAGCGTCCATTAAATGAAGATGAGTATAAAGCTGTAGAAGATCATGGCTTGTATACGTTAAACGATTACTTACCTAAGAAACCAGGCGAAGTAGAAGTTGCCGCTATCAAAGAGATGTTTGAAAAATCTGTAGATGGCGAAGCGTATGACATGGAAAAATTTGGTAGTTATTTCCGCCCAGCGGGAATGTCGGCTCGTACAGGAGATCCTGTTAAGGCCGCAACTCCAAGTCCAAGTCCAACTCCGGTAACTCCAACTCCGGTAACTCCAGCAGTAGAAGCATCAGCTACTACTAACGCAGTTGCTGAAGAAGTAGCACCGGCAACGGATAATAATAAAGCGGAAGACATTTTAAAAATGATCCGCTCACGTCAAACCAACTAATAGTGTTATGCAGGGTGGCTGGAAACAGTCACCCTCATAATAATTGGACAAGGAGAAATTATGACCAATAGAGCATTCGACGTTTCTAAGTTTCGTAAAAACTTAACAAAATCTATTACAGGTATGAGTTCAGGCTTTAACGATCCAACTGATTGGGTCAGTACCGGTAATTATGCACTAAACTATCTAGTAAGTGGTGACTTTAATAAAGGTGTTCCTTTAGGCAAAGTTACTGTATTTGCTGGAGAATCAGGTGCAGGTAAATCATACATTTGTGCAGGTAACATTGTCAAGGCGGCACAAGATCAAGGGATCTTTGTTGTACTAATTGATAGTGAAAATGCATTAGATGAAAAATGGTTACAAGCACTTAATGTAGACACAGACGAAAAGAAAATCCTAAAACTTAACATGTCGATGATTGACGATGTTGCTAAAACTATTAGTACCTTTATGTCAGAATACAGAGAAATGGCTGATACAGACCGACCTAAGGTGTTGTTTGTTATTGATAGCTTGGGTATGTTACTAACACCAACTGATGTAGATCAGTTTAATAAAGGTGATATGAAGGGTGATATGGGTCGTAAACCTAAAGCACTTACTTCATTAGTTCGTAATACTGTTAATATGATCGGTTCACATAACGTAGGACTAGTATGTACTAATCACACTTACGCATCACAAGATATGTTCAACCCAGATGATAAAATTAGTGGTGGACAAGGATTTATCTACGCATCTAGTATTGTAGTTGCAATGAAAAAACTAAAACTTAAAGAAGATTTAGATGGTAAAAAAGTAACTGATGTAATGGGTATTAGAGCCGCTTGTAAGGTTATGAAAACACGTTATGCAAAACCTTTTGAAGGCGTACAAGTTAAAATACCATATGAAACAGGCATGGATCCGTACTCAGGGTTAGTTGATTTATTTGAGAAGAAAGGCCTACTAGTACAGCAAGGCAATCGACTTAAATACGTTGATTCAACTGGTAAGGAAACTCTTGAATATCGAAAAGACTGGTCAGGCGAGAAGTTAGACATAATTATGAATAACTTCGATTCTTTTCAAACTAAAGAATCCGAAACAGAAGATGAGAATACTAACATAGAAACTGTTATAGAGGAGTAAGGATTATATGATAGAAAGTGGATCACATGTCAGCGAAATTTGGCAATGCTTTAAAGAGTATGTTGACAAAAAAAGCATGGAAACCGTTGCAGAACGCTATGTTGATTTATGTGCAGATTTTGGTTGTTCCGATGAAGACTTCCGAGATGCAATAGGACATGATAGTGACTTAGACAAAGCTATATCTTATTATCTTGAAGACGAAGAACAAGATTATGACGACGATAGCGAGGACGAGGTCTATTAATGGGCTGGTATTCAGACGTTGCAAAAAATATTAATAAGATACCTGCGGCAATAGGATACTTTGAACATGAGCTTGAAGAAGCTAAGGCTGAGATCCGGATTAAAGGTAGTATCGAAAATGCCGCGGCAGAGATGCCCGGCTTAGTTGAACAACGGTTCAATCAACTTCAAGAGCTTGAAGCGATATTAGAATATCTAAATATTGAATTACGCCGTTTAAGAAGTTCATTTTTTAGAAAATATTTGGAAAGTTATCAACGAGCATTAAGTAGTCGTGACGTAGAAAAGTATGTTGACGGTGAAGCTGACGTTGTTGATTACGAAAAAATCATTAACGAATTCGCACTTATGCGGAACAAATGGTTAGGAGTCACTAAGGCTCTAGACCAAAAGCAATGGCAACTAACTAATATAGTGAAGCTTCGAGTTGCTGGTATGGAAGACGCTCGTCTTTAATGGAGTAGGTATGTGAGCCGAAGATATTTATTAAGTTTAATAGATGTACCAGACGAAGAGTTAACTAGTGAAGGCAAAGACTTAAAAGAATTAATAAAGCGAATGGAGGCATCTCCTAGCTATATATTAACAGAAGATGATAAAAATATATATGATCAACGCTGGAGGAAAATATACAAATGAAACTAACTGACACTGATATCGGTAAACAACTTAAAACTCAATATGGTGGCAACCACCGGGGGACCGACAAGACATTTGAAACCGAAACTGAGCGGCCGCCGACTCCTGAAGAGTACGCTAATGCATATAAAGATAAATTCGAACGAATAGGACACCCTGCATTACCAGGTTCTATACAAAAAATAGAAAGATTTGATCGTATACCTAATGCTACATTTGTTAATAGGGTAATGGGAGACTTTCAAACAATTACTACTGCTGAGATTTTTACAAAGAAAAAGGTTGTACTATTTGGCCTACCGGGAGCATTTACTCCAACATGTTCAACTAAACAATTACCAGCATATGACGAAGCATATGATAGATTTAAAGGTCTAGGTGTAGACGAAGTATATTGTGCTTCAGTTAATGACGGCTTTGTTATGAATGCTTGGTTTGACAGTTTAGGTATTAAGAATATTAAACTACTCGCTGATGGTAATGGTGATTTTTCTCAAGCAATGGGCGTTAGTTGTAATAAAAGACATCTAGGATTTGGCCCACGTTCGTGGCGTTATTCAGTATATGTTATTAACGGTATTGTTGATCAAGCATTTGTTGAACCTGGATTTAATCAAACAGGTAACGACGAAGATCCGTATGAAAAATCTGATCCTGAAACACTAATCAATTATATACAAGCTACTCTCCGATAAAGATTAAATACAGTTGTGATGACAGTTGTATTGGTTACAGGAGGATTCGACCCTCTCCACTCTGGGCATATTGCGTATTTCAAAGCGGCTAAAGAGCTAGGCGATGAATTATGGGTTGGTATTAATTCCGACGAATGGTTAATACGCAAAAAAGGAAGAGCGTTTATGCCTATAGCTGAACGCTGTGAAATCATTAGAAATCTTAAAGTTGTTGATAATGTTATTGATATTCCAAATGACGATAGGGTTGATGATGCCGGCGGTGCAATTTACAAAGCTATGGCCATAGGTGCAAGAAAAATCATTTTTGCTAATGGTGGAGATAGAACAGAAGAAACCATTCCTGAAATGAAACAATGGGGTGCTCATCCTGATGTAAAATTTGCATTTGGAGTTGGCGGAGATAACAAGAAAAATTCTAGCAGTTGGATATTAGAAGAATGGAAAAACCCTAAAACAATACGTGCTTGGGGTTGGTACAGAGTACTAGATGACAAGGATGGTTACAAAGTTAAAGAACTAGTAATAGAGCCTAACAAAAGTTTAAGTATGCAACGTCATCAAGATAGAGCAGAACATTGGTATATTCTTAAAGGCAAATGTACAGTTAATACAATAAACGTGTCATCTGATGTAGAAGAAAATGGTCAATTTACTGTAAATGAAACAGTTACAATTAAAGAAAATGAATGGCATCAAGGGTGTAATCATACAACAGAACCGTGTCATATATTAGAAGTACAATACGGTAGAAGATGCGTTGAAGAGGACATTGAACGCTTATGAAAATAAATTGGAAAGAAGTTTGGGAAGAATCTAAGAAATATGGAAACATAGAGGGCCCAGAAAAATGGGCATTGATTGTTTTATTATGTTTTGTAGTATTTTTTTGGATCTTAAGTTTCTAGGATAATATGTTAAACGAATTGCGTAAAGAAGAGTTTACAGAAGATGAATGGAACATGCTAACTGTATGTAAACCTTATACTATGACAAGTGGTCGACGACTGTTACATACATATCATACTGTTAAAGAATTAGATAAAGAAAAAATTGAAGGTGCTATAGTAGAATGTGGTGTTTATAAAGGCGGCCAAATAATTAGTGCTTGGTTAGGAAACACAAAAAGCAAAAGACAATTTTGGTTGTATGATACATTTGAAGGTATGACAACACCAACTGAAGAAGATTATAGAATTAACGCTGACGGATCTTATGGATTTGCACATCAGAGTACTAAGGCAAAAAAAGGTTATGATCAGTGGTGCAGGGCAGAATTAAATGAAGTTGTTGAGAATATAAATCCATTTATTCCACAAAGTCAAACCAAGTATGTTGTTGGTGATGTATGTAAAACACTTGAGAATCCGGGAAATGTACCAACTAATATTGCATTACTTCGATTAGATACTGATTGGTATGAAAGTACGTATAAGGAATTAAAGGTACTTTGGCCTAAGTTATCAGTAGGTGGTATATGTGTAATTGATGACTATAATAGTTGGCAAGGTAGTAAAAAAGCCTTTCATGACGTCTTTGGAGATACAATGGAGATACATACTATTGACCAGACAGCAATTTGGTGTAGGAAGGAACGTGCATGAATAACGTCTTTATTGGATACGATACTCGGAGCGACATTCCTTGGCAAGTGTGTGAACATAGTATTAAACGATTTAATAGTGATGTTAAAGTTGAGCCGTTAGCACAACAAGATTTACGACAACGCAACTTATACTGGAGAGAACCTGATAAACTTGGATCAACTGAGTTTACGTTTACTAGGTTCCTTGTTCCGCATCTAATGGATTATAAAGGGTGGGCATTATTTTGTGATGACGATGTTGTATTTTTAGAAGATGTACAAAACTTATTTAATTTAGTTGATGACAAGTATGCTGTTATGTGCGTACAACATGAGTATAAACCAAAGCCGGGCTCGAAGATGGATGGAAGAGTACAAACACAATATCCAAGAAAAAACTGGAGTTCATTAGTATTATGGAACTGCGGACATCCAAGTAATCAAAACTTAACAGTTGATGTAATTAATGATGAAGGTACAACAGGAAAATATTTACATAGATTTTCTTGGTTAGAAGATGAAGAAATTGGTTCATTACCGATTGATTGGAATTGGTTAGTGGGCTGGTATAAAGAACCAAAGGACGGTAAACCTAAAGCATTACATTATACAGAAGGTGGGCCTTGGTTTAAAGATTATCGAAACTGTGAGTATAATCAAGTTTGGAAAGATGTACTTGCAGAAACTATGCAGGGAAAATAAAATGGAATGGGATCCTAGACACTTGAAACCAGAATTAAAAGATTTAGTTAATCATATACTTGCCGCTGTAGCAACAGGCCAGGCTAAGGATGCTGTTAATGCAGTAACGCGAGCATTTGAAGATGTTAAAAAGCCTAATCTAATTTGTGTTGATAGCGGAATTAAAAAAGTAGAGAAAAAAGAAAAATCACCATTTGGATTAGTTGATTCTTTTGTAATGGCAATGGCGTTAGGATCCAATGGCAGATATATTAGAGCTGACGACATAGACTGGGATGACAAAACTCCAATCTTAGTAAGGGGGTTAGGTAAAACTAAAATTATTAAAAAATGTATTGAAGTGGGCAGAGATTTTTATTTTATGGATACCGGATATGTTGGAAATAATCCA